ATGTGGACGGGCTGAAGCGCTGGCTGATTTTAAACACTCTCTATTAGAGACATGGGAGAAAGCTAACTCTAGATGACTTTAAATGCTTGACAGTTTTCCGAAAACAGTTTTTAGTTTTCGTAACTTTTGGTTCCTTACCGGAATCAATAGAATTTGTGGGTTTCTGCGTATCCTTAAAAACGCTGTTTGCCTAACTTGCGGGGGCTTAAAACCAGCATGAGTGAAAACACAGTAGAGGGAGAAAGCAGCACTCCCGAATCGACGGAAGCTGCACAGACGAACATTGGTGAACTTTTGGACACCGATGGATTGGCAAGTCAACTGGAAAGGATGTTTGACACGCCAGACGAACCCGCTGCGGAAAGTGCGGGAAATGAGGAATCGCCTCCTATTGAAGATGAGCCGAGTGGTGAGTCGGAGGGAGAAGCTGAAAGTGATCTTTCTCAAGTTGAAGAAGAACCTTCTGCGGAAGTTGAACAGGCAGATGAAGTAGTTGAGGAACAGAAGGAGCTACCCCATAAAGGACTCCTGAAGAGAATCGACAAACTGACTGCCCGTCGAAAGGAAGCTGAAGGTAGGGTTGATGGTCTGGAAGACGAGATCAAAGACCTCCGTACGGAATTGGATAACAAGGATGATTTAAGTGATCTTCCTAGAGTTGCAAAAGACAATCCATATTCCCATTTGAAATCCATGTCGGCAGTCACTAAAGAAATTGAACAGGCCGAGGAGATTATGGAATGGGCAGAGGATAATGCAGATGGAACTGAAGTTACCAATTCTCAAGGGGAGGAAGTGTCGTATTCTAGAGAGGATGTGACACAGATTAAGCGTAATGCCCGAAAAGCACTACGCACACATCTTCCAGAACAGGAAAACTACCTACGAGAAGAAACTGACGTTAACCAGAAAGTGGAACAGATTTTCCCATATTGGAAAGATCGTAGTTCCGTGGGGTATCAAGAGGCTATGGAGATTGTAAAAAATCGCCCTAGCTTAAAGACTTACCCAACGTGGAAAGCAGATGTGACTATGTTCCAATTGGGACTACAGGCTTATAAGGAGATGACAACGGACAAGCAACCGAGGCCAAAGGCTAAAGCTGCTCCGAAACAACCATCTGCTCCGAGCCAAGCTCCAGTTGTGGATAAGCCTCAACAAGCACGTTCAAATTCCGCTAGGAAAGCCTTCAAGACTGATGGAGATTCTGATGCTTTAGCGAAAATATTAGAAACTGATTATTTATAAAGGATTAAATTATTATGGCAGTTCTTATTGAATCTGGATATAACGGCACTCAATCGGGTGGCCGAGAGGATTTGTCTGATCTTATCAGTAATGTCGATGCTCGTAGTACTGTTTTCACATCTCTTGCGAAAAAAGGAAAGAAGCCCGGCAATGCTGTTATGAGTTGGCAAATGGATAAACACGATGAGCCAAATTCTACGGCATACGTAGACGGTATCGACGTAAGTATGACACAAGCCCTTGATGCTAGCTTTGCTAGTACAAATACGGGTGCTGTTCCTACTTTCGAGAATCCCGGTGCTACTCGTGCATTGGCACAGAATTACATTCAGCTATTTAGGCGTACATTCCGTATTTCTAACTTGGCGAATGAAATTCAAGTTGTTGCTGGCGTTAAGTCGGAATTGGCAAACGGTATCGCAAAGAAGTTAATTTCTTTGAAGCGCGATATGGAGTATGTGTTCTTGAGCGATCAAGACGCAGCGACGGAAGCCTCTCCTGTGGGATACAAAACCAAAGCATTGGGTAGTTTCTTGCGTAGAGAAAACCTTAACCTTGAATCAGCATATGGCGATCCGATTGCTGATGAAGCCGTTAATGCTAGCAATAACGAAGGTGGCCGAGAAGGTTCGGAGTTTCGTGTGAAGGAAGCGTTTGTTATGCCCAAAGTTAATGCGTACGAAAGTACGGTTGCCCTTCTTACAGAGGGTGCTGTTCAAGACGTATTGAAGGGTATTTATGATACTACGGGAGTTATCCGTGATTATGATGCTCTTGTTGGAACAGCTTTGAAAAGGGCTTTTACGAACTTTTCACAGGCTTCTACTGGTGGAGAAGCAAATGATCTCCATTCACCTATCAAAGTCTTCAATCAAGCAGCATCAGATCGGTCATTTATCAATGCCGTGGATTTGTTTGAAGGAGATTTTGGTCGAATGCGTCTGCACCCCTCAACCTTCATCAATGAGCAAACTAGTGCGACTGCAAATGCGGTTAGTGCTTTTAAGGGATATGTTATCCCGTTCGATCAAGTTGAGATTAGGTATGGTAAGCTACCTGAAATTAAGGAGTTGACAGATAACGGTGGTGGCCCTGCTAGGTTAATCCAAGCAATTGCCGCATTGGTCGTTAACAACCCCCAAAACTTCGGGTATTTCGATTGCACCGCTTAATTAGATATGTATGCCCCTGAAGGTTTAAGTGATGAAATGACTTCCCTTGTGGGGGCGGCACTTCGGAAACAGTTGGCTCGTGAGTATCAAACCTCACGGGCCAACCAATCCGGCGGTGTAGCTGGAGAGGCACGGAAGGAATCCTATGTAACTAGTTTTGGACAACACAAAGCTAGAATAGAGACTACTTCGTATCATTATTGGGGCAAACGCCTCGGATACAAATGCTGGGGTGATCGTAAATTTATTAAGGAGTATTTGCGTGACAATCCAGAGAGTAGGGTTAAGAGTGCGGGTGGCAAGAACGCGCAAGTTGGGTACGGTGGGAATAAACCCCACGGGTATTACGACACTCCGCGAGGACGAGTCACCTATCGAAAAGTTTTCGGCCCAAATGAACGGGTGGAAATAGATGCAAACGCTTAAATTTAGTAATGTTGTTTATGGAGTTTCCCAATTAGCTGGATTGGATAGGGATAACCTTCCCAATCACTTTTTTAAACAAGTCCGGGATTTAACTAACCACAGGTTGGGGATTGCTTGGGAAACTGAATATTGGCCGCAACTACTTAAAACCGCTTCTACCACAGTAACAACTACTGATAGCGTAAGTAGCATGGCCTACCCAGCAACGGCTGGAGAAATCCTAACAGTTTATGACAAAGACCCTGCAAAAACTACTGCTCTTTCCTCTGTTAGTTTTGTATTGCGGGATGATAATTCTGATAGCAGTAATAATTCTGGTAGGACAATTAATGTCTTCACTACTACCTCGCCGCTTTTTGTCGAGTATCGGATTAACAGACCCACGCTAACAGGAGATGTTTGGGTGGGTTCTTCGTATGCTTCAGGGGCGCAGGCATACTATAGCGGAGATTTCTATACTGCTAATACAGGAACGGCTACCTCGTTCACTTCTTCCGAGTGGGATAAGGTTATAATGCCTAGAATTTTTGAAAACTATCTAGTCCGTGGAGTTTATGCGGATTATCTTCGTTCTAACGGGCAAACCGACATCGCCATTGGAGAAGATCAAAACGCAGAGAGTCTACTCGTTTTAGAATCGGATAAACTATACCGACAACAAGGCCAAGTACGAACGGCTAATGTTATTACTTATTGACTTTTATGCCTGACAAAGCAAAACTAAAGGAAGCGTTGGATGTGTTGTACGTTGCGGCTGGAAATGCCCCACTAAACAGGCAACAACATGAAATGGTAACAAATGCTGCCCGTGCAATTATGCAGGAATGTGAATTGAACGAGCCGCCAAACGGGGGTCAAGAAGTTCTTGAGCCTGAAATTGTTGAGGAGAAGAAATGAATAGTGTTAAAATAGTTGGATCAACAAAAGCTACTAATGCTACTTCAGTAGCTGTTAATGAGCATCGACAGAAACTACTTATAAACGGCCCTGCTACTGGAGCTCTCGGAACATATACCCTTAACGGGGGTGCGGCTTTAACTGTCGCAGCCGGAACAACGGTTGTTTTAGCCGGTTATACTGGAGTCGCAACATCTGCAAACAGCGCACAACTTGTAGAACTTGAATAATGAGATTAGACCTAGACCTAGTTAAGACACTAGGGGTTACGGTGATTGGGACGGGGAACGTACTCCTGAACATCGACGTAGCCCTAAAAGTTTTAATTAGTCTAGTGAGTTTAGCGTACGTGTGTATCAAGACGTACGATTTATATAAAAAGAGATGAAAAAATTAGTAAAGTCAAAAACAGTATGGGCTGCTGTGGCAGCAATTGTGGGAGCTATTGGTGGTTATTTTACTGAAGACATAGAGTTTGGTGAAATGATGCAGCTAGTAGTTACTTCCGCACTCGCGGTTTTCTTGAGGCATGGAGTCGCCAAGGTCGAAGAAAAAGTAGAGTGATGGGGATTATAAAGGCAATAGTAGCCTTGCTCCGAGCCGTTCCAAGTTTGGAGCGGCTTTTTTTATCAATTGCCGATGGGATGAAGGAGACTAACGCAAAAGTTAGGTATGAGGAAAAACTTGATAATATTGATGCTGCCGTTGATGCTCACCGCAT